ACTCCGCACAAAGCTTTGCTGATAACCGAACGGGGATCACGGACGAATTTGTAACGACCGCTTCGATATTCAATCACAGAACTTTGGCAGAATACCACCTTGTGCAGGTTGCTTTGAGCACCCTCAACCTTCAAGACGAAGCCTAGAGTCAAGAAGTAGGGCTTAATAGTGGCTAGGACTCGGTTAAGGTCCCGACGCTCGATAATTAGGAGAGCGTCGTCGCCATCATCAAGGCAATCCCATCGCAGCACAAGAAAGGCTACAGTGTAGGCCAACAAGCACATGAGCATGATCAGGCAGTTGCCAACTGCTGTATTCATGTCGCCACTCATGCGCCGGCCTCGTACCCGGTACTTCATACCGAGATTCGTGAAACACGTGTTGATTAGTTGCCACGACAGTAGTCGTGCGAACTCCATATCAGGGTTACTACGCTTGTATACGGAGTGCTCTACGGTAAGCACCTCTAAACTCACGTGTTTGTCGAAGCGACTAGCATCGACAGAAAGGACGACTGGATCGTCAAAATGGCTCATTTTCAATACTAGGAGCTCCGCCCGTTGAACCGCGTTCAACCCTTTGGCAATATTGCGGGTCTTTGGGACACCAGCACTAGCTGCACTGAATAAGTATAAATGGTGTTCAATAGGGTGGAGAAAGGCCGCCAAGGCGACACAGTACTTCGCTGCTCTGAATTGAATAACTCGAGGGTCAGGGTCTCGCTTAGCGAGTCCGTCAAACCTCTCGGCTTTAATGAAGGCCTTAATAGACGCGTCTGCTTTCGTAACACCGACGTGGGATATGGCCTCCGCAGCACGCTCGTACCGGGCTCGCTTAAGTCCGCTGTAGCGTGCAGGCATGTCCCACACAGAGTTCGCCTCCGTCTGAGGCAAGAATCGAGAGACGTAGCGGGATGCTGCCCTAAGATCATCCAGGCCTCGGGTACTAGGCACTGGAGTCTTACCCGCGACTCGATTCACAACACCACGAATTTGGTTTTCGGGGCAGTCGTAGTGGATTGTGGGCTGATAATAGTCCATGCTGTTCGGTATAGCGACGCGCACCAAGCGCCGCTTGTGGCTGTCCGTGGTAGCGACGGGCTCACGATGAATTGTGCATCCTACACCCAATTCATATGTTGCCGTGGGCCCACAGCAAACGCCTGCCACGGACGCGGGTCCCTAGGAGGACGACGGCAGGATCCGGCCTCCGCCAAGATCCCCCTTCGTCGACCTGTCCGCGGCCACCAAATTACCGAAAACATGGGCTAACCCCCACCAATTTCGCAATGCTTTCTCACCCTCCGTGTAAGAAAACGCAATCCGATGAGCATTGAAGAGCTGATCGGTGCGAACCGCTTCGCTCCAGGCAACCCTCTTCGACTTGATCCAGGACTCCAGAGTACGCTTGAGCGTAATGGCTGACTTATCATCCCGCGGAGAGTTGTACATCGCGCGAAGCCCGACTGCAAGCAGTTCAGGATCCACCGAGTGCTGATCCGAGAGACTCATAAGGTCCTTGCCCACATCAGGGCGTTCAAGTTCGCTCACCACAAAGAGCGCGAAAAGATGCGTGAAGACGCGGTGCGTGCAGTACGCCAGGAGGAGCGGCACGAAACAGATAGCCGACCACAACAC